GAGAACTTCCACCATTAGAACATGTTATACAATCTTACGATACTGCTTTTATGAAAAAACAAACTGCCGATTATTCTGCAATTACTACCTGGGGTGTATTTCATCCTACAGAAGACTCTGGTCCCTGTCTCCTGTTGCTGGATGCATTGAAGGGACGATATGAGTTTCCTGAATTAAGACGTATTGCATTAGATCAATACGGCTACTGGAATCCGGAAACAGTGATTATAGAATCAAAAGCATCAGGGCTACCTCTTACTTATGAATTAAGAAAAGCAGGAATCCCGGTAATTAATTTTACTCCATCACGTGGCAATGATAAACATACTAGGGTTAATTCAGTATCCCCATTATTTGAATCAGGTAAAATATATGCACCAACAGATATGGAATTTGCTCAAGAAGTTATTGAAGAATGCGCAGCATTTCCATATGGAGATCACGACGATTTAGTGGACTCTATGACTCAGGCCGTAATGAGATTTAGACAAGGTGGCTTAATTGCTCATCCAGAAGATTATCAAGATGAGCCTTTACAACGAACTCCAAAAGTGTATTATTAGAATATTATGGCAAAAGAAGACGATATAAAATTACGAGATATGCTTAGAGCTATTGAAACTGGTGAGACAGTAGAAGATTTAGAACTACCTGATCCAGAAGAATATGATGATATGGGTGGTATTAAATCTTTAGATAGAGGCGCACCATCAATTAAAATGGCAAGTGAAACTCCTGAAGAAGAGTTTGGACTAGAATTAGATTCTCTTTACAGAGAATGGAAAGACAAAATTGAAAAGGGACTTTTTGATGGTCCTTTTGAAGATTACGCTGACAAATATTTTTCATATAAAAAACAGATGAATGAAGATAGAAAAATGGCTATGTACGGTGGTCGAATGAAATATTCTGATGGTATGAATCCAGATACAATGCAATCTCTTCCTTCTCAAAAAGATTTTAAATTTTTTGATGTAGTAGATAAAGATGCTGAAGAAGAATATTATAAAAATAAAGCAATTGAATTAGATAAGAAATATAATCCACAAAATTATATGGACGAAATAAACGTCGGTTTAAAAAATAAAGAAGGTGTATCAAAACCAAAAATAGATTTAACACCAAGTGTAGTTGAAAAATTAAAAAAGCTTCTTAAGAAAAGAGAAGAAGATAAAATAAAAAAAGCTAAAGGCGGTATCGCAGGAGTTCTGTAATGACTCCAAAACCTAAGCCAAGAAACTATTCTAAAATTTTAGAAGTTTTAAATACTCCACAAGCTGCAAAAACATTTTCCCCAAAAACATATGTTGATCTAGTAGGTCAGTATTCTAGAAAAGCTTTCGACAATGGAGAGATTTCAAAAGAAGAATATATGGAAATTGTTCAACCTTTATTTGGAGATACTGGAATCATGGCAACTGAGAAGATAAAAAAATATGAAGATGAGCTTAATAAATATGCTGATGGTGGACGAATTGGTTTTTTAACAGGTGGTGATACTAAATACAATGCAATGGTATTTAAAATGTATGCAGAAGCGGGTGGCCAAGAAGGCACTGGTATGGATATAGATACATTTGCTGAAAAGTACTTTCCTAAAATGGCACAAGGTGGCAGAATAGGATATAATGAAGGTTCACCGGATGTAGCGGAGCTTAGAAAAAGAGTTGAAGAGTTAATGGACGACGGCGAAACTTTTGGAGATGCAGTAAAAAAAGCAGTTAAAGAATTAGAAAATGGTTAGAAGATTAACCAGAACAGTGCCTCCGGAATCAGGGCCCCAGAGTCAGGGCTTGAATATTTCTTATAATACTGTTAATAATATTAACCATACGGAGAAAATAAATGGCAGACGACAATATGGACAAGGCTCTCCCAAACGAGCCAAGAAAAGAATTTAATTTACCTGGTGAAGAAGAGATTCAAGAAACTTTAGTTGAAGAAGTTTCAAAAGAACAAGAATCACCTGATGATGTAGAGATACAAGAAAATGAAGATGGTTCTGTTGATATTAATTTAGATCCATCAGCAGCAAGTCCTGAAGGTGGTGATGAGCATTATGCAAACCTTGCAGAATTTTTACCTGAAGAAGTTTTAGGAAGACTCGCATCAGATTTAAGTTCGAAGTATATGGATTATACTTCTTCAAGAAAAGAATGGGAAAAGACTTATACTCAAGGTTTAGATTTATTAGGTTTTAAATATGATAATCGAACAGAACCGTTTGCAGGTGCATCCGGTGCAACCCATCCAGTTTTAGCTGAAGCTGTTACTCAGTTTCAAGCATTAGCGTATAAAGAATTATTACCAGCAGATGGACCGGTCAGAACACAAGTTCTTGGAATTCCAACTCCAGAAAAAACAGATCAAGCAAGTAGAGTAAAAGATTTCATGAACTATGAAATTATGGAAAAGATGAAAGAGTACGAACCTGAGTTTGATCAAATGTTATTTAATTTACCATTAGCAGGTTCTGCATTTAAAAAAGTTTACTATGATGAAATGGAACAAAGAGCAGTTTCTAAATTTGTTCCAGCAGATGATTTAATTGTTCCGTATACAGCTACCTCATTAGATGATGCGGAAGCAATTATTCATCGAATAAAAGTTTCTGAAAATGATTTAAGAAAACAACAAGTCGCAGGTTTCTATAGAGATGTTGAATTAACTAAAGGTCCAGATACAGAATCTGAAGTTGAGAAAAAAGAGAGAGAATTAGAAGGTACACAAAAAACCGGAAACGAAGATGTATTTACTATTTTAGAATGTCATATTGATTTAGACTTAGAAGGTTTTGAAGATGTAAATCCTCAAGATGGTGAGCCGTCAGGAATTAAGATTCCATACATTGTAACTATTGAACAATCTTCTAGAGAGATTTTATCTATTAGAAGAAACTATGAAGTAGGAGATCCTAAAAAATCTAAGATACAATATTTTGTACATTTTAAATTTTTACCAGGATTAGGTTTTTATGGTTTTGGTTTAATTCATATGATTGGTGGTTTATCTAGAACTGCAACTTCTGCATTAAGACAATTATTAGATGCAGGAACATTATCAAATTTACCAGCAGGATTTAAAATGCGTGGTATTAGAATTAGAGATGATGCACAGTCTATTCAACCTGGAGAGTTTAGAGATGTAGATGCTCCTGGTGGAAATTTAAGAGATTCATTTATGATGCTTCCGTTTAAAGAACCGAGTCAAACATTACTTTCATTAATGGGTATTGTTGTTCAAGCAGGTCAAAGATTTGCATCGATTGCAGATTTACAAGTTGGTGATGGCAATCAACAAGCAGCAGTTGGAACTACCGTTGCATTATTAGAACGTGGTTCAAGAACTATGTCTGCTATTCATAAAAGAATTTACTCAGCTCTTAAAAATGAATTTAGAATTTTAGCTAGAGTATTCAAGTTATATCTACCTCAAGAGTATCCGTATGATGTAGTTGGGGGTCAAAGAATGATTAAACAAGCAGACTTTGATGATAGGGTAGATATATTGCCAGTTGCCGACCCTAACATTTTCTCACAAACACAGCGTATTTCACTTGCGCAAACGGAATTGCAGCTGGCAACTTCAAATCCACAAATGCATAATATGTATGCAGCATACAGAAATATGTATGAAGCATTAGGTGTAAAAAATATTGATCAAGTTTTAGTTAAACCTATGCAACCTCTACCGAAAGATCCTGCATTAGAACATATTGATGCTTTAGGTGGAAAACAATTTCAAGCTTTCCCTGGTCAAGATCATAGAGCACATATCACTGCTCACTTAAATTTTATGGCAACTAATATTGCTAGAAACAATCCAATGATTATGGCTTCATTAGAAAAAAATATTTTTGAACATATTTCTTTAATGGCTCAAGAACAAATTGAAATAGAATTTAGAAATGAATTAATTCAACTTCAACAAATGCAACAACAGATGCAGATGAACCCACAGATAGCTCAACAGATTCAAATGCAAGTTAAAATGCTGACTGAAAAAATTGAATCTAGAAAAGCAGTTTTAATTGCTGAAATGATGGGTGAATTTATGGAAGAAGAAAAGAAAATTACTTCACAATTTGACAATGATCCTATTGCTAAACTAAGAGCAAGAGAATTAGACCTTAGAGCAATGGAAAATGATCGAAAAGCAAAAGAAGCTGATGAGAGAATTAATCTTGATAAGATGAAAACGATGATGAATCAATCTAATCAAGAAGAAAAACTTGAGCAGAATGAAGAATTAGCAAATTTAAGAGCTAATACATCTATTGAGAAGACAATTTTAAGTAAAACTTTGCCAAGTACTGACTCAATGATGAAAAATCAAAGCAATATGGTACCTAATGTTAGAATAATGCGTGGAGGTAATGACTAATATGAGAAAAAACATGACAAAACCGGAAAAAAAGATTAAAAAGGTGATGAGGGAATTCAAAAAAGGTGAATTACCTATAGGTAAGTCTAAGAAAAAAGTAAAAAGTCGTAAACAAGCGATTGCAATTGCTTTATCTGAGGCTGGAAAATCAAAACCGAGGAGATAAAATGGAAAAACTAAATAATATTAAAGAATATAAGTGTGCAGATCAGGAAATTGAAATTGATCCAAGATCAAAAACAACTGCTGACAGAGCATATAACTATATTGGTACTGGTGGACCTGAAATGGAAGTTAAAGGTCAAGGTGCAGTGTTAGCAGAGAAGAAAAGAAAATCTAAAGCGTACTAATTTTATGTTTCCGTGGAATTTAATAGGCACGGCTTTTAAAACAGGTGCTGAAATTTATAAAAATAAAAAAGCAGCTGACGTAGCAATGTCAGAAGCTAAGTTAATCCATGTAGAAAAGATGAAGCGTGGAGAGATTGAGTTTACTGGCAAAATTGCAGAGAATCAAAAAGGAGACTGGAAGGACGAATTCGTACTTTTAGTATTGACAAGCCCTCTAGCTATTTTATTTTATTCCGTATTTGCTGAAGATGAAGAGATACAAGCTAAATTAGATTTATATTTTATGAAACTTCAGGAAATGCCATGGTGGATAGTTTCATTATGGGTATCTGTCGTTGCAGCGATTTATGGAATCAAAGCAACAGATTTAATTAAGACAAATGGAGGAAAAAAATGATAAATAAAAATAAAGCTGATCTAAATAAAGACGGTAAATTATCTGGTTATGAGAAAAAAAGAGGCAAGGCGATAGCCAAAGCAATGTCTGGAAGAACGGAAGCTAAAAACGGTGGATCTATGTCTTCAAACCACGAACAATTAACTGGTTTTGGTGCAGTAAGAGCTGATGTTAAAAGTTTTGGTAAAAAATAATGCAGAAACAAAAAATGGATAAAAAGAAGTTAATGGAACTTCTACAAAATAAGAAAA